CAAGCGCCTTGATCGTTCCGGCTGAGACTGCTGCGCTCATCAGTGCCTTGGCTTCGTCTTCGGGCAGCATCCGGGTCAGTGCGCCACTGAGGGTGCCGAGCCGCTGCTTGACCTGGCTTTCATCACGGCCAAGCAGGCTGATCTGCTCGTCGCGGTAGCTGTCCATTTCCTGTTTCTCGGCGGACGACCACTTGCCGAGGAACTCGTTCCACTTGTCGGGCTTCATACCCAGTTCGTGAGCTGCCTCGCGCATCGTCTGATAGACGGTCGAGCCTTCAAGGGCTTCCTTGTCGAGCCCCTCGATATCGGGAATAACGTAATCCTCGGGTTTCTCCGGTACCCCTTCGCGGAGTTCAGTGAGGATGGACGCGCGTATGTCAGCTTCTGTTTTGACCGGCTCCCCTTCGGGGGCCGGTTGACCCTTGGGGGGCAGTTCACCATTTACTTCAGTCGTCGGTGGTGTCTGCCCTTCGGGCGGTTCGACGGGTTCGACTCCGCTTAGGAGCGACGGCTCGATCTGCATAGGCTCTGGCCTCCCTCATGCGCTGGTCAATAATCCCGACTACCGATCGCTGCCCTTCGCGGAACCTTAGGGCTTGGTCAGAACTTTCCGGGCTCATCACCTTCTGGACCAATTCGGACCGAAGATGGCCAAGAACCATCTGACCAGCGGGGGATGTGAAACAGTGAAGAAATGCCTGGCTGAGCCGTTCGTCCAGGTCAGGCTGGCGCTGGAGCTGGCTCTGGTTCGGCTTGTCCTTCACCCATTCCCCCGCCTTGCGCACCTTGCGCAGCCTGGGCGATCTTGGCCGACAGCTGCGCCTGTTCCTTCCGGGGCCGCACGATCTTCTCGGGGACCTGGTAGCGCTCACCTAAGTAGAGCGAAGCCTCGGTCGTGTCGATAGTCAGCGCCGCCGCCTCGGGACCGAACAGCTGGCCGATGGTGGCGATGAACTTGGTTGTCTTGTCGATATCCTCGTAGCGCTGTCCCTGGGCCAGTGGCGAAGTCGGTACTGCCTTGATTTCCTTGCCATTTACCTCGGGCAACTTGATCAGCTTGCGCTTGCGCAAAATCCACCGGACCCGTTCGACGAACGGCATCACGAACTCCAGCACCAGCCGACCGAACGGGGCACCAATTGCGCGGGCCAGTTCAGCCATTCGCTGGTCGACCTCGGTGGCGCTCATCGGGGTCTTGTTGGGATTGCCGAGCTGCTCGGTGAACAGCGCTTTCCTGATGTTGTTGCGGTGCTCCTCGATGAGGAACTGCTGGATATCGAAGTTGCTTCCGGGAACGACGTTCTGGAGCGGTTGCGAGCCGGGTGCGCGCGGCACGATCGTCCCCGGTTCGAGGGTCACCGTCTCGGTGTTGAACACCCCGTCATCCTCGGCTGACCAGATACCGGCCAGCGCCATGTCGGCGTGGTCGATCACCGCCTTCATTGCGAAGTTAACGGTGCGCATCGACGGCAGGCACTGGATCAGGGGCCCCCGCCCCCAAACCTCGCCGCTCGCCTTGGACCAGCGGGTGACAATGATCTTGCGGCTGCCCGGCCCTTCTTCCTCGTACTGCCAGATGATCTTGTTGTTGGTGTCAGGCATGAACCAGGTGCAGCGATAGCGGTGAGCGGCACGCTCCGACCAGTCGCGCTGGTGGATCGAGACGATCTTGTAACGGCACTCCTTGCCACCAGCCATCCGTTCGAGTTCGGGTGGCAGGTTGGCCATCGGTGCAAGCACCTCGATCTCGCGGACAGTCAGGTAACGTTCGCGTGCGATCGGGTCAGGATGTCCGTCAGGACCAAGGCCAAAATGCAGCTCAGACAGCGGCACTGCCTGGCACACCAGGGGGATTGTTTCATCCGCCTCCTCCACTTCCATCGCCATCGTTCCAACGGCCAGGTCCTGGTAGCATTCATTGGCCTCGGTCTGGAAGTTCGAGGTATTGATAAGCTCAAAGATGAACTCGTCAACTGTCTGTAATAGCGCGTTTATTTCCTTCTTCTCGTCCTCGTCGTCGATAATCATTCCGGCAATGTGGGCGTGCCAGCGGGTGAAGTTGGGGGTGACTCCTGCCTGTATGCGCGAAGCAAACTCCTGCGCAGCAACAACAGCAGTATCATCATAACATTCGCTCTGCTCGGCATCGGTCATGATGCCCTTGCGGCCGGGGAAGGCAAACCCGATCGCCTCGTCGTACTTGTCGCCGAGCCAGTCACGGTGAAGCTTGATCGAATTAAACGCCTCGTGCGGCTTGTCCATGCCGGTCGAGGCATAGTTCCCGTCATTGGCGGGCTGGAGCAGGGCATATGCCTTGGCCATTATCCGGCCACGGACAGCAGGGAGCGTGCCATTGGTGCAGCATAGCCCATTCCGCCACGACTGCCAGTGAGTAGCGACGAGCGGCCAAAGCGCATACCGAGCATGCCCAGCCTGAGGTTCTTGCGTTGTTCCTTGTTATCGGTGCGGATAGCGTACTGCTCGTCGAGTGCCAGCTTGCGCTGGGCAGCAGCATCAGCCTCGGCAGCCTTGTCCGCTGCGGTCGGCTTGGGGGCCTTGGGTTTCTTGAAGCACATCGCCTAGTCTCCGAACAGCGAGCGGCCAACCGTCCCGGCAATGCCGCCCCGGCTGATAAACTTCTCAGCCTTGCGGATCGGCTTGGGAATGACCTTCTTCAACGGAGTGTGATTGATCGCTTTCGATGCCAGCCTTGCCCCGCTCAAGGCCATGAACTTGCTCATGATACCGCCCTTGCCGCACATCGTCGTGCCCCTTGAAATTTCCCTCTCATCACGCTTTTGGGCTTAGCGCCGCAATGGACTTGCCTGCTTCTTCAATCGCCCGAACGGGTTCTGCCGCTTGGCGGCAATGACGCGCGATCGGGTTTGTTCAATATGTTGCTTGCGGCCAATCGCCTCGCGTGCCTCGCCGCAGCCAAGAAGGAGATACTCCAGTGCCTCGACGACGTGGGAATAACGACTCTTATCAGGCTCGTCGGCGAAGCTTTCGCCGTGAGCAGTTCGCACTCGGCGGTAACAAAAGCCGCCTTCCAATCCGCGTATCAATACCGTGCACGACGGATCGATGGTTATCGCTGCTCCCCCGTCGGACATTCTTCCGAGTGGGCCTGCCAGCGCCAACCGCCGCAGCTCAACGTCGTTGGTGTCGCAGGGTCTTGCGGGAATGCCTTTCGTCCTTAGTATCTGGAAAGGCGTCGTTTCATCTGTTTGAACCCGGTGATCCCCCGCCGGATCGCCCCACAGTGTTCGTATCTTATAGTCAGGAAAATCTTCTGCCATCGTCCGGTTGATGAGCGTGCCAAGCTTGTCAGCAGCGGCATTCTCCAGCACGATCTCTTTCAGGATCACCCAGCGATCGCGGACCCGCTGGGCCAGCACTGCTGCTGGAGTGAGACCGAAGTCGGCTCCACACCAGATCGGAAGGTTAGGGACAGGAGCAAGGGGTTGGCGGGCGACATGGGCCGTGCGGCTGAAATTGGGATGAACGGCTCGGCCGTCATCCACAGCACCAAGTCGGTTGAGGACATAGACATCGATCCAGGTCTTGGTCTTACCAGTAATCAGCTCAAGATAGTAGCGCGCGTCGAGGTTCTTGAAATTCTCGGCGTCGAGGTTGAGATCGTAGTGGTCGATTTCGCCACGCTCGTTCTTGACCTCGTGCATGGCGGCTGGCTGGTTGAAGAAGCGCCAGTTGGGCGGCTTGATCAGCATCCGGATTTCGTCACTCGGCATGCCCTCGGGCGGGGGGACTTCTCCGGCCATGATCGGCCACCAGTGATCCTCCGGTGGTGGATTGGTATCCATGATCAGGCCCGACCAGGTCGCTCCACCATCCTTGATTGCCGGGTAGCGGCGGAGGCGGGAAGTGATTGCGTCGATGATCGATTTGGGCACTTCTCTGGCCTCGTTGACAAACCCGCCGGTCAACTCAAGACTGAGCAGCTTGCGGACATCGTCGGGGGTATCCAGCGCGATGAACAGCACCTCGGCTTCAAGATCGCCAATGGTAATCAGATGGTGAAATGGTGGCGGGGCCATCTTCACCTCGCCGACCACCTCGGGCTTGAGCCAGTCCTGGTAGGTTTTGATGGTGGTCGTGCGAAGCTGGGGGTTGGTGTTGCGGACAATCGCCCAGCGTGACTTGCGGCGATAGTCGGTCGGGTCCTTATCCTGCATCAGCATGCGGCGGAAGATTTCCATGATGCAGGTGCCGGTCTTGCCCGAGCCGATCGGTCCCCTCAGCCCCCGGACGAACTCGTCGCACAGCATGAAGTCTCGGGCGATCGGGCCCGGCGGCTTGTAATCAAGAATGTTCACCTACTTCTTCTTGGCGGGCTTGGCAGGCTTGGCGGTCGCTTTCTTGACCTTATCGACAACGCCCTTGAGCGGTCCCGACGGGCCATAGAGCCAGTTGGTCTTGGCCTTGGCGCTGCTCTTGTTGGGTGAATTTTTCACTTCCGTTCCTCCCTTAGAGACTGGTGTCAGCCTTGATCTTGGCCATCAGAAGTTTCTGCTGAACGACCGGGCCAAGCGCGTCGATCAGCTGGTCCACCTGGGCATTGGTCGGGTGGCCAGAGAAGAACCGGCCATGGACTTTTCGCACCACCGCCCGCAAGGTCTTGCGGTCCTCGTACGCGAGGTCGTCTCCGAATCGGACAGGACGCGCGATTATATTACTCAAAAGACACCCGCCTGGTGACCGATCAGGGCAATGGCGATGACGACTATGATTGCCTTGCACACCATGTTGATCGGGTGGGGCAGGCCAACCTGGTCAACCAGGTAGATGCACAGGAACGCTATCAGCGCAGCGATCAGCGCAAAGATCAGCAGGTCCATGGTCTTCCTCCTTGTTAAATACAATCACTGTTGCTTGACCTCGACCAATATGCCGACCGAGTTGGTCAGGGCCGAGACCCATGCGCAGGTCGCGACTGGCGAAGTGATGTCGTAGCAGACCTCCGTCCGGTGGTTGGTCGCGCCAGCCGGAAGCGCATTGTAAAGTGCGGTAAAGGCGGCTGACGGAGCGACCGTCACGTTGAGGTGCCCGCACATGAAGCCGACCACGACACTGCCTGCTGCCGGGGTCGCAATCGTGCAACTGGGGTCGCCCGCCGTGTTGGCATTTATTGCGAAGTTGCTGAAATCGGTGCCGCCATTGGGAACCTCGACCACGGCAACGATTGTCGAGGTCTGGCCGGGCGATGCCGTCACGGTCATGTTGGCGGGCGATGCGCCAATCGTCCGGTAGTAGAGCGAACCGTAGATGAACGGGTTCACGGCTGGCCCGTCGATCGCCGTGCTGATTGCGGTCCATGTCCCGCCGAGGCTGTCGCTGATCACCGGCCTTGGCGGCGCAGTGCTTGATTTTGAGGCGGCGAAAGCGAGCAGGACACAGTTCGCGCCAGGCGTGAAGGCGGCGGTCACAGCCGAGGTCGTGCCACCGATGGCGCTCCTCAGGATGGCAGTCCCCAGCGCCGGTGAGCTTCCCAGGAACCGCCGCCACACGCCCGCCACCTTGACCCAGCCGCCGCCGACCGTGCGCCATGTCCCGGCGATCTTGACCGATGGCCCGAACGATCGCCAAGTTCCTGCCACTTTGACGAAC